ATATAAGACGGATCCAGGATTATCGAGTATCCCGTTATCATCCCGATCAGAGAGATCATATACAGGCTCGTCATAATAACTCTCAAACGGAAGCTGCCAAGATTTGGATCGATTGACATAAGGCGTGACGGTAAGAATCGGGCCTTGGCATTGAATGCCATTGCCATAAGAGTTCGTCAGATGTTGAGACGGTGCAATCATCACCGCTTGATTTGTAACGCTTCCTGAACTGGTCGCCGTTGGCGAAGCAGTAGCTGAAACACCGCCAATAGTCTCTGCGTGAGCTGGAGCGGCTAGGACGGCTAAAGCAAAGGCTATTGACTGAAGGTACTTATAGTGTCCGTTATTTGAGTTATTTCTGTAGTGCGCTCTATCGTCGTAATGTTGCTCAGGCCAGGATTTTGGAGCGTCTCCATAAACTGAAAGGCTTCTCCTGGGCGAACAATTGTCCAGTTGGGTTTGCTGCTGGCGTCTAACCCTGTCCATGAATCAATGTTTGTTGAGCTTGGAGACAGCGAGCTGCCGTCATGCTGAATATTGGTGCCGCTAACAGAGTATTCCCATCCTGTCTTGTAAGTTTCAGAAACGATAACCTCCACGACATTACTGGTTGTTTCTGTATGTGTCGTCATTGAGCCAGTTGAAAAATTGGGCACAACTGGCACAGCCTTTACGGCTGGGGCAAACAACAAAAGCAACAACAGAACTCGCATTAGTCAATGCTCAATTCAGTTACGAACTGTCCAATTCCCAGAGTGTTAGCGCCTCCACCAATAATCGTCATTGCACCAGCTGGCGAAATCGTACCTGCTAAGGTTCCGAGCGTTCCAGCAGCAGTGCTTTGAATACTGCCAAAGTTTGCAGTTGCTCCAGTTGCCACCGCAGCCGCTGGGACAGCATCAGCTTGGGTGTATGACTGGCTAAAGGAGAACGCAGCGCCGGGAACGTCTTGAGTGGCAGCAATAGTTCCTGGAGCGTAAACACCGCTTGTGATAGTCCCTGCCGAGACCGTGTTTGCAGTGGTGCCATCTGTTGTGTCGATGTTTGAACCACTAACGCTGAATGTGCTGCCAATGCGATTTGCAGTAGTCGTCGCTCCACCAACTTGCAGCTGAACAGAGCTTTGTATCTTATGAGTGAGATCAGCGTGAGCTGCTGGGGCAAAACTCAACGCAATCGCTAAGAGAGCAAACCGTTTCATTTTGGAGGCGTGCCAGTAGGTGTTTCGACTTTAGGTGGTTGCTTCTTCTGCTGATTAGCGGATTTACGTTCTATACCAAAACTTGCCATTGCACCCGTCAAAAGGCTCGCCACGAACGTATTGTCCATTTTCATTTGAGGGAAAACCCCTAAATAGGAAACGGTCAGTAATGTTGCGCTCCAAATCAGGACAGAACATTTAACAAGGTCTGACGTTGAGAAACCGTCCTTTTCTTCATTCTCCTTTGGATCTGCCATGATTGGTTCAAGCGTTTAGTCGAGCGGTGATTGAGGTCTTAGCAGCTGTGGCAGGAGCATCGGTCGGTGTAGCTGGTCTAGGGATCGTTCGTGCCAACGGTCAAAACCAGGCAGGCCGTGAGTCGTTAGTAAGGCTCACTTCAGCTATGGATAATCTAGCTACGCGAATGGATTTGCTCCATACCGACATGATGGCAAGAGATCGAGAAATCTTCGGGAGGCTTTCGGACCTAGAACGCTCGGTGGCGAGGATTGAGGGACATTCCGACCTTCACTAGACTTTGGCCATTAGCAGAAGTCCTATGGTCTTTCTCGTTCGTCCAATCTTGTTCTCGTTCCTGAAAAGCAAGGCAGTCAAAAAGTTGATTGTTGACCTGTTGAGAGCTTACGCAAAGACCACGGACAACACCGTTGACGATCAGGTCGTTGTTTTTGTAGAGAAAAATCTATTTCCTGAAAGCAGGGTTGAAAAATGAAGGCTGACCCGGCTTGGGTGTTAGTCAGCGGGTTCTTTGTCTTAGGAACCTTGGCTGCTGTGGTCATTGGGGGCGGTGGGTTTTTCTTTTTGTCTGGTTACCATGCAGGCTTGTCTCAACGCCCGGAATGTCCTAGACCGGCGTTGAGTAAATGAATCGCTTTTTTATGGTGCTCACGCTGCTGCCATTTTTTACGCATTTCAAGCCAGGAGATCCCCACCAGTTAGCGGCTATAAAAGAATTTGAAGACTCTTTACCTGAAGAGCTACTAAGAGAAGATGCTGCTTGGTTCGAGGCTTGGAAAGCTAGTGGAATAGCGCAGCAGACTTATGTGCCTTATTTTCACCAGCTAGATAACAAAAGCGGCAGGGGCTACAGGGAATGTTTTAGCTCTTCCGCTGCGATGGTTGCAGCTTTTAATGGGAAGGTGAAAACTGATGATCAATACAACAAAGTCAGGGAACGGTTTGGTGATACAACCAGCATTGAGGCTCAAATTCGTGCGTTGAGAAGCTTAGGTTTGCACGCAGAGTTCAGGCAAGACGGTGATGGGAGCTTGGTTGAAGCCGAGTTAGCAGCAGGTCGTCCAGTCATGGTTGGTTGGCTTCATCACGGTGACATGAGCAGGGGCGAACCACCAATGTGCGACAGCTACGGCTGCGGACATTGGAGTGTCATCGTTGGTTTTGATCAAAATGATTGGATCATGCACGATCCAAGGGGCTTGCCAGATATTGAAAGAGGAGGCCATTCAGGTCGTTATGGCGGCAAAAATGCCAAAGTGTCACGTCAAGCCTTCAAGATGCGTTGGGAAGTTGAAGGCCCTAGCACCGGTTGGGTGATTTTGGTTGACGATGAGTAAGCTGGCGTTTTGATTGGTCTGTATGGCGGTTCTGTGCGACTGGGAGATCAGATCTCTTTGCGATAGCCATCAACTGGTTTGGCCATTCGTTCCAGAGCTATTGAATCCAGCAAGCTTGGATCTTCTCCTTGGTGATCGTCTGATGATTGAGGTGAGTGACAAGCGAGAGCTGATTGATATTGATATATCGGACAGAACAAAAGAAGATCCTTACTATTTAGCCCCTAGTGAGTTTGTACTAGGAGAAACGGTTGAGACGTTTAACCTGCCTGACGATATTTCGGCTCAGTTCGTCTTGAAGTCAAGCCGCGCCAGAGAAGGGTTGAATCATTGCCTTGCGGGTTGGTGTGACCCCGGCTGGCATGGCAGCCGATTAACACTTGAGTTAAAGAATGAACGTCGGTATCACGGCTTGCATTTGTATCCGGGCTTAAAGATCGGTCAAATGGTGTTTCATCGAATGAGCAACGTTCCAGCAATTAGCTACGCGATCACAGGCAACTACAACAACCATTTGCGGGTCATGCCGTCTGTTGCTGCCTAATGGGTTTGTATTGGTTCTGGTCCTATCTGATTGCTTTCTGGTCAACGGTTGTTGTTAATTGCGCCAAGCCGGTGAATTGGAGTAATTGTTGGCCGCCACAAGAGTGGTTAGCCCCTGCCTTCCATGACTACATTCGAGCTAGGCAACCTCCTTACTCTGAGGAGCGCAAGATCTTGGAATCAGTGGAGCGCAGCAATGGACGACATGAAATGGATGATCGCAGAACAGACTCTCCATGAGGAACTGATGATGGAGCGTTCGGTTCGCTCTATTTACAACACTGAAGACATCGAAGAGGTTCAAGGCTTATGTGCTGCTTTGGTGCGGCAGAACTGGCATCAACGCAAGCTGTTATGTCAGGCAGTCACCAGGATTTCCGAGATGGATGCTCAGCTTGCCTGCTCGGAATAAATCCGTAGTGCTTGCTCGTATATCCAGCGGGCTTGCCAGTCCTGAGCGTGATAGCGAGCAATGCCGTTATAGGTGACTTCCCAAACCCATTCGCCATCTTTTGATACGCGCTTAAGAGTCGGTTCCATGTCTTTTTTGGTCAGCCTCAATCGGGATGTTGCCAGAAGTAAGCGCAGTCTTTCGCAAAGCTCCCACCTGTCATTCTCCCCTCAGGGCAGCCGACATTGCAATCAGCCTTTATTAATTCCCAATGTATGCACTGCATACAGCGCGGCTTGGTGCTGCTAAGAGACCTGGCGTCAGCATAAAGCTGCTCGGCTTCAAGAATTGCTTGATTGATTTCAGTCGCATTTAGGGGCAACAAGACCTGCTTGTCCTTGGTTTTTATCTTTACTCGCCATGAACCGTCCTCCTCTGTGACAACCATGCGACCAGCGTGATAGCGGTAGGAGGCCATGGTTTATGGGTTAAGTAATATATGGCCAAGATATCTCTGCGTCTTTCTTCCAAATGTCGTGATCAATTGTTCGTTGCGACACGTATTCCCGGAAGACTCGCTGTAACTCGGTTTTACACATATTTATTTCCGCAGCTTGCTTGGCTACATTCGTTCGACCCTTATAAAGCTCATCAAGAGCATCTTCAAGTGTTTTCATTTCGGGTTTGCGTTTAACGCACAAATAACTGTGCAGACAATTGGTTCTAACTTGTGACGTGGGACATAGCTGTAAACGCGAGTCACAGCCTCAATAGCTCTGTCAATCGAGTCACGACCTGAGGAGTAGTGAACAGGTTTGATTTCAGGGATTGGTGCTGGCTCATTCGCTTCGGTCAATACTCGCGCCCTAAGCAGTTCTTGGCGTGAAATGCCTCGCTTCAGTGCTTCTTCATTGAGTCGCTCACGCTCTTCTTCCGTTAAGCGAAGATCAACGCGCACGGGGAGTTGACGGTTGGAATCAGGCATTTGAAATTAGTTAAATCAAGAGTTGGCTTCTTTGCCGATTTGACACAATGCGTCTTGTCGGGTTTCGTTCATCATTTTGTCTGCCGCCATAGGACCAAGCTGATTGGCAAGCCTTTGACGCAAAAACACCAAATGATATTCATCAACTTTCAAAAGATCATGCTCTCTGACCTGAGAGACACGCTTAAGAAACTTTTCGCAGACCTTAAGCTTGATGCTGATCTTTTTTAACAACTCATCATCAGCAGTGTCCCAGTCCTCGCTCATTTCATCCCATGTTTGGGTCATGCGTGAAACAGCTAGCTTGAGTTCTTGCTCAAGCAATAAACAGTCGCTGCGATTAAGTCCTTGCAAGTCCTTTACATAAAGGATTCGCCCAAGACTGTTGCTTTCGTAAAAAGGATCAAACATTTGGGTAGGGGGTACTAAGTGGTCATTCTACCTGCGAAGACTCGCAGATACACGGTTTAACAGTCATGCACAGGGGGAGCCACGCCCATCGCCTCGGCTTCAAGCTTTTGGATGTCAGCAAACGCTTCAGCAGATTGCTTGCGGATGCA